GTGGCCGCAAAGCCACCCATTCCTTGTTCTGATCCAATCTCAATGACTGAACCATCATTAGAAGGTGGGACAAAGGATTGTGCTTTTCCTTCGTCCTTCTTCCTTTTTAGCTCGTATCCAAATAATTCCATATTATATATTTATACTCCCAAGAAAGCGCCCTTAACGGGTTCTTTCAAAATGCGAATAAGCGAACTCTACATCAAAAGTTTCAACAGCGTCACCACCTTCGGTGTCTAATTCAATAGCACCTAGGTTAGTTGGCCACATATTGAAAAACTCGTATGTAGCGATCATTGAATCGTCACGGCCTAATTGTGATACAGTTGCTTTGTCAACCATGTATTCATAGCCAACAGGACCAACACTTGACTCTAATGGTACAATTTCTTGCATCCATTGTTCAATTCCTGATCTAACAGAAAATTCTGTATCATTATAGACACCAACGGTCCAATTTTCGAAAGTTCTATCTCCAGCTAACTTAACTGTAAGACCTTTGTATTTAATTTCCATAGGTTCAATTACTTGACCTGGAAGTGATGCAGTTTTGCACAAAAACTGAATTTTATTTCCTGTTCTAGGAATGAATACTTCAAATCTATTGTTTCTAGGGCCAGCACCAACAAGGTTGGCTTTGAATTGATTAATTGTTGCCATTTTTCATACCTCCTTATACTGCGCCTTCACTAGCGATACCTGCAGCGCCATAGACTTCTTCAAAGTCAACGCCTGATCTACTAGCTACGAAAGTTAATGTTATAAAGTTAATGCTTCTAGCAGGCTTAACAAATATAGCCGCTACGAATTGATTTGCATCAACAACCTGAGATGTGTTATTAGTCTCGTCACAAACTACTTGGAAATCATAAATTCCCCTTCGACCTTGGACTTGTCTCAAGAAAGGTTCTATAGCAGCTCTAAAGTTCGCTCTTGTAAATGAATCGTTAAATTCAAAGAGTTGGAATTTAGCAGCTGTTGATATAGCTTTCTCTAACACAATGAACAATCTACGAACATTGATTCGACTGAATGCACTACCGTCATTTGAAAGTAATGTTTTGTCTCCGAATAACAATGTTCCTTGTCCTGGAAATGTAACAATTGGATTAACCCTAGACCTATAGAGCGTATCTCTATCTGCTTTAGTTGGATTATAAGCCAATTTAGTTACACCAAATATTTGACCTCTGTTATAACCTGCTGGTGACCACCAAGCATCGTTAGTATAATCGGTCTTTGCACACAGCCCAGCTGTGGCTCCATTTGCTGGTACATATGCATATCTGTCATTGTACCTATCGTATATGTATAACCATGTGCTGTCAAATACAGCATATGATGAACTGTTTAATGTATCAGCTGTGGCCTTAACATTAGTAGCACCGGAAGTTCCAGTATCTACAACATCAGACCTGATTGGAGAAAAGAATACGACAACATCTTTTCTATCTTCAGCAATATTCATTAATTGATTGTAATAGCTAGTTGCTTCGGCTCTCGTTACAACTGCCGTTCCCGAACCGTTATCGGCTTGGGGGCTTCCTGATACCATCAAAGATATATCTTGATTATCAGCACTACCAAAGTGTGTATCCCATGCAGTTATTTTTTCACCAGTAGTAGGTTGTCTACCATCAGCTCCATTAGTGAACGATGCATTTTCTGGTAAAGTACCTGTTCCGAAAGTAACTCCTGATGCGGCTGAACCTGCATTTGAGAAAGTTCCAGAGTGGTCTAACCAGTAAATATATTCACTAGTGTTTTCAATAACTGTAACATAATTGTTAGTTGCACCAAAATCGTCTTTAGCATCAGAAGCTTTTGAAACATTCTCGAATTTTTCTAGAATAGTTCCTGTAACTCCTGAAATTAGACCATCTTCGTCAATGACACAAACATGCATTTCATCAGTTGCACCCGCAGTAGAACGACCAGCCGTATAGGTTGATGTTCCTGGAGCACCATTGAATTGTTGTGCAAATTCCCACTCTCTTGATATGTTAGCACCACTGGCTACAGCGGCCGCTAATCCTTGAGTAGAATCGTCATCTTGTGCAATCGTGAGATCACCTGCACCGGTTGAACCTGAATCGTAAGTAATTGCAGATATTTTGTATCTTGTAGTATCAGCACCAATAGCAGTGATAATATCACCAACAACAAATTTCTCACCTAAAGTAACAGGAACTGAAGTTCCTCCTACTGAAGCTGTTCCATTTGTTGTAGTAACACTA